GTCTGTAATACCTCTTCTACCTTGTACATCTCTTAGGAATGGTTCAACTATGTTTCTAAATTGAGCTCTTGTAAACTCGTCATTAAATTCAAATAATTGAAATTTAGAAGCAGTTGATATTGCTTTCTCCAAAGTAATGAACAATCTTCTTACGTTTATTCTATCAAATGCACTCGGCGTTGATAAACCAGTCTTATCACCAAACAATAATGTTCCTTGTCCTGGCATTGTTACAACTGGATTTATTCTTGCTCTGTACAATTCATCTCTTTGTGTTTTGTTAGGGTTGTATGCAAGTTTAACCACACCTCTCATAACTCCTCTGTTGAAACCAGCAGGTGAGAACCATGAGTCTGCGATTAAATCTGTTCTTGCAGCCAATCCAGCAGTATCTCCGTTAAGAGGTACATATCTGAACACGTCATTGTATTTGTCGTATGTATATTTGTAACCACTATCAAATACTGCGTATGAAGATGATCTGATACCATCAAAAAATCCTTTTACGTTAGTTGTTTGAGTAGTAGCGTTTGTTACATTTACTACGTCAGCTCTTTCAGGTGAGCAGAATACAACAGCGTCTTTTCTGTTTTCTGCAATTGTGATAAGGTTATCTATATGAGTAGCGTCACCTTTACCAGCAATGATTAAGTTAACATCAAGCGTATCACCATCTGCAAATTTTTCATAAGCAGTTTTCATTTCAGCTGTTGTTACAGCAGAGCCGTCTGCACCACTTACTAATGAGTCAACAAAAGGTGAGTCAACTGCTGTAAATGTAGTACCTGAAGCAGTAGAACCCCAATTTGAACCACCAGTATTGTGATCCATCCAGTAGATGTATTGTGATTTATTATAGATTACATCAGCATAGTAATTTGAATCACCTTGTGCTGTTTTAGCGTCAGAAGCTTTTGATACTGAATCATAAACTTCTAATACTTCACCAGCAGTACCTGTGATACCACCGTCTTCATCAATAACGACAATGTGCATTTCATCATTAGCACCTGATCTTGTTGATGTATATGTTGATGTACCTGGAGCTTTATCTACTAAATCGTAGTATCTCCATCTTCTTCTCACTTGCGTTCCACCAGCTAATGCTGTGTGTAATCCGCCTGTGCCTGAAGGATGTCTAACAAAAGTAATGTCGTTTGAAGAAACGGCAGTAATTCTGTATTCATGTCCTCCAGTTTCGCCAAAGTTAATAATATCACCTACATTGAAATCAGTTCCTGATGTTAATGTTAAAGTGGTATCACCGATAGCGATTGAAGAATCGTTAGTTGTTGTTTTATTAGTTTCTTCATATGCCGTTGCACTCGGACATACTGAAACTTGCAATGAATTACCCCATGCGCCTGCTGTTCTAGCAGCCCATTCGCCAACGTTAGCAGAACCTGTGTTGTAAGGTCCAGTACTACCGTCACCGTTTTGGTAATGATCTGTATTTTTTATCTGTAAAGCAGTACCAGAAACTACTGCGTTAACACTTCCAGAGTTTGCAGCTCGTACAACTCTTAAACTTGATGAGTATTGCAAGAAACTTGCAGCACTAAAAAAGTATTCAAAAGTCGTAGAGTCGGGTTTACCAAACGTTTCAACTAATTCTTTTTCTGAACTAATAGATGTTACTTCATCCATTGGTCCTTGTGAGAATTGGCCTGCAACAGCACCGATCGTAGTTGCTACTGCTGGAATAACGTTTGTTAGATCCCTCTCTTGTACGAGAACACCTGGTGAAACTTGAAATGCCATATGTTTGTTCTCCTCTTATTAGCTAATAGGTATCATTAATCTCGTTTATATTTATAATATATCACCTTTTCGTACGGTCACTGGCGTCCATACTTCACCACTATCGTCTTGGTGATATTCTTCTTCCTGACCATCATTCATAAACCCGAAAGGTGCCATATCTTGTTCTATTGCGTTTTGTTGTTCAGCATACATTCTAGCACGTACATCTTGGTCAGTCATCTCTTTAAAATATCTTTGATTGGTGATCCATGCAAATATAACGCAACACATAACTAAATCATCATTAGAACCTTCTTCAGCCTGCCAACCACTACCACGTCTAACAAATGTTG